GTTATCCGCCGCGCTGGCTACTTTGTAAAGGGCTGCAGCAGCTATGCCGAGGCCAAGGGTGAAACGCCCCAACCCCATAACGACACTCCCAAACGCACCCTCCATGAGGCCACCAGCAGCGGGCGGTGTCGGAGGGGGAGGCGGCAGGGTGACGCCAAGGCCGGAGAACGGGTTGTTTACCGGTGCGGCAGGCGGTGGCGTCACCTTCGTCTTGCGCATCTCGGACAGCTTGGCGGCCGCCTTGACGACGGCTCCGAGGCGCGCCGCGGCAGTAGCGCCGGGCGCGTTCAGCGCGGCGAGGCCGAACGAAACGGTCTTGAGGTTCTTGCCGAGCTTGTCGAGCGTGGAGAGGGGTTTTTTCGTGTTCCGCCGGACGGAGTCCCCGCCGGTGGCGAAGCCTTGTCCGGCGGCTACGCCCGCACGGCCGAGAGCGGTGGTGGCTTCTTGAAGTGCGCCCATTTGCCCGGCGATGTGGGCGAGTATTTTACTCGCCCTATCGTGGGCAACGATGTCGAAGTCAAACTTGCTCTTGGCCATTGCCGGTTATCCTCTGGGCCTGCTTGTACCACCACCAGATCCGGCTCCATGGCATGTTCCAGGCGGCGTCCGGCCCCCAATGAAACGCGAAAGTGACGTCCGCTATCAGCTCTCGCCAGTTTCCGGGGAGTCGGTCAAAAAAGAGTTCAGGTGCCCCACTGCTTCCATGTAGTCACGGCCGTGCAGCTGCTCCGCAGCCTTGCGCGGGATCGCGGAGATGATGGCGATAAGGGCGATGTTGCTGCCCCCGGCCTCTTCGATCTCGCGCGCCAGCGGCTCGCGCAGGGTAATGGTGTCGTAGGTGACCTCGTTGCCATCCTTGCCGATGGTAACGGGGACACGCAGCTTGAGGATCTTGGTGTCGGCCACGATCTTCTCCTGTCAGTGATTAAACTTCGATGACGGTATAACTTTCCCAGCGCACGCCGGTCAGCTTGCCGTCTTCCGCCGTGGCCTCGATCGGGTCACCGACCTGCCACATGTTGCGACCGATGACCTGCTTGCCGTTGGCCAGCTCGGCCACCACGGTGACGTTGGTCATGCCGTTCAGGGAAGCCACCTTGAGGCCGCCCATGTCGGACAGGTCTGCCTCGACGAAGCCCGCCACCGGCATCTCGCTGTAGCCGTGGATGCCGTCCTGCCCGGCGATCGTCTCGCGCTTGACCTTGCAAGGACTGTACTTGAAGTTGCCGCGCAGGCGGTAGTTCTGGCCGTCCACCGTGATGGTGGCAATACCGGCAATACGATTCGACGTGTCCGCCATGGCGGGTACTCCTCAATCAGCGGCCCCCGAAGGGGCCTGGGTCTTACTGGAGACGGAACTGGACCAGGGTGGCGAAGACGCGCAGTTGCGCCATCAGCACCGGGTCGTAGAGCACGTCCACGCGGTTCGGGTTGCTGCTGTTGCGCTGCACGATCAGCCCGGCGGCAAAGGCCGCGGTGTTGGTCACCAAGCCTTGCTGCTCCTCCGTCTCGTTGTACTTGGCGATCAGGTCGCCGCGGATCTTGGAGGGCGTCACGACGTTCGGGTCGCTGGACCGGGTGCCGTCGTCGGCCAGCTTGGCGCGAGCGTACTTGCTGGTCACCAGGGTCTCCAGCTGCCGCAGGATCGACATCAGCTGGAACATGGTCTCGACTTCAAGGTAGCTGTCGTCCGGCTGGCTGAATGCGTTCTTCTGGTACGTGGTGACCACGTTCTCCAGGTAGCACGTGCCGTCCTGACCGACGGTGAACGTCGAGATGCCGGACCACAGCAACGTGTTGCGCTCGGTGAGCAGGTAGCGGCTGGCCACGGGCGGCGCCATCAGGCCCTGGACCGTCAGGGTCTGCACCGGACGTGCCGGGTCGGCGCGCAGGCTGACCGCGCAGGCGCCGGCGTATTGCGCTGCCAGATACATCGCCGGTGTCGGGGTATCGTAGGCCGCCATGATCGAGACGTGCGGATCGTTGCGGCCGGTGCCCAGCGTGGTGGCGTTGCCAACGGTGCCGTTGTAGGCGGCGAAGGCGTGGCCGTAAATCTTGCGGCTCCAGGACCAGCGACCTGCGGTGTCGTTCAGGAACGAGCCGATCGAGTTCAGGCTGGTGCTGTCGTTGTACGGCAGCACGATGAAGTCGAACGGCTGGTCGCCGCAGTTCGCCAGCGGCGTGGTCAGGGACGGGTTCGTCGCGCCGTTGGTCATCGCCACCAGGGTGTACGTCAAGCCGGTGGGCGTCACTTCGCCGCCAATCGCGCCCAGGTAGTTGACGCGGATGTCGATGTCGTTGCCTGCCGCGCCGCCGTTGCGGGCGGTGATGTCCACCTTGGCGTTGTCGCTGCCGTTGACGGCAGCGGTCACCGGCAGGTCGACGGTCGCGTTGATCGCGGCGGCCAACGCCGTGGCGAGGTTGGCCGTGGTCATCGCGGTGGTCACGGCCAGCGCGATCTTGGTCCCGGCGATGTACAGGCTCAGCGTACCGGCGGCAGACGCCGCGGCGGTGAACTTGAACGACCCGGCAGCAGCAACGGCCGAGCCATCGTCCGCCAGCGGCAGCACCCAGACTTCGCCAAAGGAGTCGTTCTTGCGGTACTCCTTGACCATCAGGTGCAACATGGAATTCACGCCGCCCAGGGTGGCGGCTTGCGAGACGCTGGAGCAGAACACCGGAGCCCCTGCCGTCGCGGTGCCGGTGTTCAGCTTCTGACCGATGATCAGGGTACGCGGATTCGTGCCCGACGTGTTGGCCAGCGAGTTGCTAACCTCCGCGTAGAACAGCGGCACCCGGATGCTGCTCGGGATGTTGTTGAACGAAATGGACATGATGGCCTCCGGTTAGGCGTCCGACTGGTCAACAGTCGCGGATTTCGTTTTCGCTGCGGGCTTGGCGGGCGCGGGATCGGTGTCGATCACATCTCCGTCGCGCAAGCGGCGAACCCAGTAAATGTCGTCGGCGTCAACTTCACGCCCTTCCGGCGGAAGCACGTCACCCCGGACAGGGTCGATGATCGTCAGGCCGGGCTTCGGGTAAATATACATGGTCATGCTCCGCTAGGGAAGTCAATACGCAACGCGCCTTCGTCCCGGCCGTCAGGGCCTTGGGTGCGCGGTGCAGGCGTAACCGAGGAGGGGAAAGGCGGGTTTGCGTATGTACCCGTCGCATCCGCCGGGGTGATAGCATCGACGTGAATATCAATGCCCTCAAGAGTGTCTTCAATGCTGTCGCCCGGGTCGTAATCCTGGAATATCTCAAGCCCGAAGGTCACCGCCGCTTCCGCGACGTGGTACTCGTGCTCGCCGTTCAGCGTCATCGTCGTCTCGACGCTGTCGAAACGCTGTACGGTACGCACAAATTCAGGATCAAGCAAGAGGGCGTCTTCGACCTGCCGCGCGAGGAGATCCGCGGCGTATTGCGCTGCGTAGCCGGTGACGCCGGTGGTGCGGCAAAGGAACTGCATCGCCACCGTGGTGTCGAACTCGGGGACGCCGCCGGTCATGATGCTCTTCTTCATCTCGTGCGGGGTGTACACGATGATGCAAGGGTAGTCCGGCTCTTCGGTGGGGACGTCGCGCAGCGCGTAAACCCGGCGGCCGGCGGCGGTGCCTTTCCGCTTGACGATCTCGACCGCCATGCTCAGCAGGTCGTCGCGACGCAGGGTGTTCATGCCGACTTCCGCAGGTAGTTCAGGATGCAGCGCACGTTGCCCTTGCCGTCCGGGCGCGGCTGGCGCACGGAGAACACGATGCTGACGCTGGGGACTTCCAGCGTGTCGCCGATGCGCGGCTCACGCGGAAGCTGGGACAAGCGGAGCCCCACCGACACGAAGATCGTGTCACGTTGGGAGGGCTCCGCTTCTTCCAGCTCACGGAAGGAACGGTCAAAAATGCCCGTGACGGTGACGGGAGAGCCGCCGTCGGGCGTAAAAATGACTGGCTCCCCGAAGATGTCTTCACAGGGAGCCAGTACCAGCTTGTCCCAATCCAGCATCATGCCAGATTCACGGACGGCCCGCCGCTGGACCGGAACTCCGGCCCTTCGGCGCGCTTGATTTCAGGCGCCAGCGGGTCAACCAGGTGGCCGGACGCGATGCAGCGCAAGGCTTCATCGCGGGGCAGCTGGATGACATCGCCGGCTTTGGCGATTACGCCGTCCTTGTCATGGAGGCAACGGCCGCGAGCGACCGTCACTTCCATCATCACGACCGTGTCAGCGGCCTTCTTCGGATCTGCCATGTCGGTGGCTCCTCAAGGTCAGGCGACGGTC